TAGTATTTTAGACTGTAATGATCCGATTGAAATGATTGGATGGGGCTTGTCAAAAGAAGATGCTGAAAAAATTTGTGGTTATCATTATTAGTCAGTCACTGCCTGACTAATCTTTAAGAAAGTCACTATCAGAGAAATCAAACGAGAAATGAAAAAATACAAATATACCGGATGGCCTTTTGAGAAGATAAAGGCAGAATACAGGAGGCCGGAGCCATACATGATAAGGACAAGGGGGTATAAATGGGATAATCCCAGGGATATAGTTGACATCTTTGAGAAGAAGGTTGCTGATTTCTTTGGAGCCAAATATGCTATTGCGGTAGATTGTTGCTCTCATGCGATATTTCTCAGTCTTGAATACCTGAAATTCAACAAAGAGATAATCTACGATCAGATAACAATACCATCACGGACATACCTCTCTGTCCCCATGCAGATAATCCACGCAGGGTTTAGGGTGAGGTTTGAGGATTACGAGTGGCAGGGGTATTATAAGCTGAAGCCGACAAGGGTTATTGATGCTGCTGTGACATGGAAACGAGATGCGTACATACCCGGAAGTCTTATGTGTATATCTTTCCAGTTAAAGAAGATGATACCCATAGGGAGGACGGGGGTTGTTCTCACAGATGACAGGGATGCCTACGACTGGCTGAAAATAGCGTCTTATGATGGGAGGGATTTGACTACCGACTATAACAATGAAACAATAATAGATCATATCAAGATGGCCGGATGGCATTATTACGCTACCCCGGAGGATTGTGCAAGGGGGATAATTCTCATGGACAGCATAGAGGATGAGGGTTATTACATGGGGAGCGGTGATTACCCTGACATCAGCCGGTGTAAATTATTTTAATAAGTTATGAATAAGATGGTTTTAAACAGAGACGGGTTACCTAATTCAGATCATTGGGAAACACCCGAATGGTTATATAATGAGTTAAACAGAGAGTTTGATTTTGATTTTGATCCCTGTCCCTTAAATGCAACTTTTGACGGGTTGAAAATAGAATGGGGGAAAAGTAATTTTATAAATCCTCCTTATAATAGGATTGATAAGCCTCTATTCATACAAAAAGCATTTGAAGAATGGAAGAAGGGCAAGACATGCGTATTACTTATTCCAAGCGCCACAGGGACAAAACAATTTCACGAACTTATACTTCCGAATGCGGAAGTCAGATTTTTAAGGGGGAGGATTGCATTTAAGGGTTTTAATACTAAGGGTGTCTATTCATCAAAGAATAAAGGCAAACACGATTCTATGGTCTGCATATTCCGGGGTACGATGTAATATTATTACTAAATCGGCTATTGTAAATTATTTTAATACCGGATGTTTATAATAAGTTACTTTTTACTATTGACAACAGGGGTGCATATTTATTAATTTTGTATCTACTTGAAAAAAACTCCCGAAATATCAAAGAATCTCTGCCCTGAAGCACAGGAATTTCTGAGGAATGTTGTCAGCGTTATGGAGGACAACAAGATGATGACTAACATGGACGTTGAGGCGGTTGAGTTACTCGGAGTCACCTATCATAACTGGTTCCAGGCGCAGAAAACAATATTTGAGGACGGGCAGTATTACATAACGGCCAATGGGGATAAGAAAGTACATCCCTGTGTCAAAATTGCACTTGATGAAAAAATCCAGTTAACAAAACTATTTGAGACATTAGGGCTTACACCGAAGGCAAGGAAGGAGATAAGCAAGTCTAGGGAGAGGGCGAAGGAGCTATCACCGCTGGACAGGTTTATCAGTTCTGTTGAGAAGCGATAGGATGAGGTAGAAGGATGAGGGGTTTTATTGAAGGGATCAAGGACGGCGGGATTCCGGCGTGCCTTCATGTCAAGAATGCCATCTCCCGGTATGAAAGGGACTTGGCGGATTCTCGTTTTTACTACGATGAGAAAGCCGTCAACAGGGTTGTTGATTTCATCGGGCATCTGAATCACTTTGAGGGCAAGCACGCAGGCAGAAAATTTATTCTTGAAGATTGGCAGCATTTTATAGTCGCCAATCTTTATGGTTTTTACTGGAAGGACACAGGCAAGAGGCGGTTTCAGCAGGTTTATATAGAAGTTGCCAGAAAAAATGGGAAAACGGCCTTTGCCTCTGCACTTGCACTTTACCACCTGATAGCTGACGGGGAAGGGGCCGCACAGGTGCTTATCGCTGCCAATAGCCGGGAGCAGGCACATATATGCTATAATCTTACTGAGAAGTTTTGCAAGGGGTTAGATCCACGAGAGGATTATCTGAAGCGATACAGGTCTGACATTCTATTTGATAGAACTGATTCTAAGTTAAAGGTGTTAGCGGCTGATGACACTAAACTTGACGGTTACAACTGCTCATTTGGGGTTTTGGATGAGTACCATGCCGCTGCTACATCCAGAGTTCGGGATGTTATCAAGTCTTCAATGGCGATGAGGGTTAACCCCTTGCTTTTAACTATCACCACAGCCGGATTCGACAAGTCGCTGCCGTGCTACTCCCTGAGAACGGTATGCACGGAGGTTATCGCAGGGCTTAAAGAGGATGATTCATTATTTGCGATGATCTTCACCCTGGATGAGAACGATGACTGGGCAGATAGTTCCAACTGGCAGAAGGCTAATCCCAATCTTGGGGTGACAGTCAACGAGGGGTTTATCCGGCAGCAGGTGGTACAGGCAAAGAACAATCCGTCAGACGAGGTTGGCATAATGACAAAGAACCTCAATATGTGGTGTGACACCTCAGAGACATGGATTCCTGATGATTATATTATCAGGGCATCAGGGAGGCTGAAGTTTGAGGATTTTAAAAATAAGGATTGTTATATAGGGGTTGATCTCGCCGCCGTTCAGGATTTTACGGCAGTGGCCTATTGCATGGAGAAAGACAAGAAGAAGAATATCATCATAAAATATTATCTGCCTACCGAGAGCCTGAAGGGGAATGTTAATAAAGAGTTATACCAGACATGGGTAAGGCAGGGATATCTGACACTCACACCCGGAAATGTAACCGATTATGATTACATAACCAGGGATATCCTGAAGGCGAGCAATATAGTCAATATAGACTTGATCTATTATGACAGGTATAATGCAACATCATGGGCTATTGATGCCACAGAGATAGGGCTTCCCCTTGAGCCGTATTCGCAGACTATCGGAAATTTTAATGCACCTACAAGGGAACTGGAGAAGGCAATAATGAGCGGGGATGTGGTAATAGACGAGAACCCGATAACAAGGTTTTGTTTCAGGAATGTAGAATTAAAGGCAGATCACAACGGCAATGTCAAGCCCAACAAGGGGCTGCACAGCAAGAAGATTGATGGGGTTATTGCTGCAATACAGGCAATGGCAGCCTATACCAAAAGGAACGAGAATGTATTTACTGGAAGCATTTATTAAATGAAATTATTTGGGTATGAATTAAGGAAAAGCAATCCTGAGATCAGGGCGGTTTCTATCGGCCCTACTGATAGTTTGGGATTACCTTTTGGCGGGCTTACTGCGAGCATGACATCACAGGAGTCTATGAGATTGTCTGCTGTTTACCGATGCGTGGATGTGCGCAGCGAGGCAATAGGGCTGATGCCCTGGGATATATATGTGTATAAAGGACAATCAAAAGAGTGGGTTAAAGATGATTTTCATTTCTCGTGGAATACACTGAACAGGGAACCCAACCCGGCGATGAGCAGGTTTGACTTTATGAAAACACTTGCTGTCTGCGTTGATCTGAATGGGAATGGTTATGCGCAGATAGTCAGGGATGAATACGGCAATCCCACAGGGTTAGTATTGATAACCGGGGATGTGTCTATGTACCTGAGAAATGATTATACAACCTACTACGAGGTTCATGATACCCTTATGGGGAAGGACTACCTGATTGACGGGGAGAACATGATCCACATAAAGAACTTTTCTTATGACGGCTTTATGGGGGTGTCGACACTGTCACATGCGAATAATATCACAGGGCTGTCAAGGAATGCAGATGCACAGGCGAAAGGGTATTATGATTCTGGTGCTAATATGAATGGCATAATTACCGTGGTGGGCAAGGTAGGTCCGGAGAAGGCAGAGGCATTAAAGGCATCATGGGCCTCCGCTGTCGGGTATAATTCCGTGACAGGCAAGGCCGGCGGTGTTGTGGTACTTGAGAACGGCGCAGACTTTAAGCCCATA